TCCGATCTATGTTGAATCTCTCCTTTCTCAATAAACCATGATACAAAACGAGGTTACGAAATCTTCGACGATCCGGTGAATTAGATTTAACTCGGGGTAAATCTCAAGCTCGTTTCGGATCATATCGCCGGGCGTCATAACGCCGATGTTACCGTGAATTCGTGAGGTTCTTAATACGTTGTGGTTGCTGTTTTCGTTTTCGTTCGTGCGCCCTGTCGCTGTCTCTGTAGTGGTTCCGGATCCTGTCGTGGTATTCTCTGTTGTGGCTGCCCTCTGCGCGCTGCTGCTCCCGCTCTGGCCGCTCTGCGTCTGCAGGCCCTCCGTGTTATAACCGGCCTTTTTCGTTTCGTTGCTCTCGCTGCCGGCCTCGCTGCTGCTCTCTGCGCGTCTTTCGCTCTGGTCCTGGCTATTACTACCCGCCCGGGCAGAAACGGCCTCTCCGGTCCTCTCCGTGGCATTTTGCCCGGTTTCGCTGCTCTCTTCCATACGATCATAGTTCTCGATCGGGTTATATTCGAGAGTTGATAGGGTATAAACTTTTTTCCAAACGTAAAACCGCGCCTCCGACCAAAATTTTATTTGTGTTTTCATAAAATCCGCGTCAGGATAAAGGGCCTCAAAATCTTTCGAGCGCATAAGAATTTCATTGATTAACGTTTCCCGGTTTTCTTCGGTATCGAAATCGTCCGGCAGTTTCAGGTCGTCAAACAACGTTTCGTCGTAGTTATATAAATCAGTTACTGATAGGGTCGCTCTGTTCGGAAACGGTAACATTCGGTTTCACCCTCCAATCTACCGAGCAATTAATACCCGGATAAAGTTTTTTGACTTTTTCGAAACCGGTTCGGATGTTGTTTAACCACCCCTCGGCTATCATCTCGGTCTCGACGTTGTTCGCGTTTACTTCGTCGGTATTAAGTCTCTCGCGCTTGTCGGTATTCGCATTCGGTATTCCTATCTTAGTATCAAATTCTTCTTCGAGCTTTCGCATATCAGAAACGATATCAGAAACGAGATAAGTATTTTTAAGGTCCTGGCTGAAAAGCTGCCACTGCGCGTCACCCTCTTCAGAAAACAGCGATTTGTCGATCACAACGGCCGGCTCGCCGCTCGCTATGTCCTGATACATCTTTTTGAATGCCTCGGCCTGCGCTTTGCTCTTTGCGCCGAATACAAACGCTATTTTGCTGTTTATCAGGTTAATATCGATTGACTGCGAGCATAGGGCCATTTTAGCAGCATAAAATCCGATAAGATCGCCTGCGCCTCTCCAATCGGGAGCGAGGCGCACGACTTCGCAATCGCGCCCGATCTTCAACTCACGGCCGCTCTCGTCCGGAAGCAGTTCATTTGATATGATCACGAAATCGGGTTCAAAAAACTGATTATAACCACCGGCCGCCCCGTACTGCGGAATAACGCCGAATTCGTTTGTATACAGTATCGGGATATAACCCATGCCGAAAAGGACGTATTTAAAATAGTCCTCGTCCCACTCGGCCGGGAGCGTAAATTTAAAAACGTTGGTCATTTTCTGCCAAAGATAACGCGCATAAAACCCGAATGACGCGTTATCTGCGAGATGAAACGTCGAAGGCGAAAAAGAGGCTTTCGCTACGTTTTCGACGTTGTAAGGAATGGGCAAATTCACCGGATAACTCCCCCTTTCTTTTTATATACTATACCATTGTTGCGCCGTTTTTTCAAGACATGGAAAACGCCGAACCATGCCCCGCCACCACCGGACGGGCCCGGACCGGGCGGGACGTAGCCCCCGAAATACTCCCACCAATGCCGCGCTGCAGCCTGACGCCGGCTGCCGCTCGTGGACCACGTGGCCGAACGTTCGTAACCGTCGTGGAATATCTTTGTTAAGGTGTCCATAGAGTAAACCGATAAATCGTTTTGCGCTTTGAAAGTTGCGAACGGGATCGCGTCGTGGTACGATTGATTCCAACCACCACACGAGCCGTCACTATAGTTTGAACACACCCAATTTAGATAATGCATTTGTGCGGTTCCGTCGTTCTGGCTCCCTGCCTGGTTTGCGTAATTCGGACCATAACCCGGATACGAGGGCGATTGACTTCGGTATATATAGTTTGCTGCAGGGTCTGATTGGAAAATTCCGTATGCGTGCGCGGTATTATCGCCGCACACTACACCGATCCGACTATCGTTAACCGCTAAAACCGTCTCGTACTGCCAACGCCACGGGTTGTAATCGCTCTCGGCCTCGAAATTCCCAAGGGCCGCACAAACGGCGGCCTTTCCCCATCCGAGCGAGGTTAGAATATCCATTACCATAGTGGCGTTATCTGCGGCCGCGCTCGATTCTCGGGTATATCCGTAGGTTTGTTTATTATGCCACGGCATGATTTTACTCCAAATAAACGCCGGTTGCGAGAGCGTTTTCGATTGCGGTCACTTCAGAGGCATACGCGGCCGGAATTGCAATATGTGGATTTTCGCATAGTACAAAACCACCGTTTAATGTTGAAAGCGCGACTTTCTGCATAAGTGGCCGGCCATGGTCCGCAAGATCGACTCCTGCGGTCGTGAAAAACTCCCCCCAAAACATAAACGGCATCCGGTTATTAAATGATATCGTTGACTGCGCGCCGAACATTTCACACGTGGATTTCATCGCGGCCCCGGCTGACGCCACTTTTCCAAGATCTCCCGCGTTAAGCGGTGTTTCTCCGATTTCGTTGTAATACTGCTGCAGTTCCTCGTCGCTCGATCCGATGAGGTTTCCGACGCCCTGAACAAGAGACGAGTATGCTTTTTTGAGGATCGCCGCCGGGCTTCCGAATTCGGTCGCGGCTGCAACGGCTGTATTTTGGATATACTCGCCCACGCTCGCGGGTTTCGCGGTCTGGATAACAGCGACGGGGATATCAACGCCGACTTGCGCCTCGATAACCCGGAAAGGCCGCAACGGTCGCCAATCGGCCCACGTGTCGCCGGTATGGTCCGGGCAAATCGATAGGATCCCTTTTCCGGTCCGAAGGTCCACCGTATAAACAAAATCGGTCGTTGCGCTTAACAGCGTCGAATCAAGTTCGATTAGCGAGCAAAACGGATAAAACGACACGTAATACCGGGCGAACGGTTCGTAATTCATATAGTTCCCGCGCGAGGCTTCGAGCGGATGCCTGGGCGTCTGACATGATATGAGGTTTGTAAACTCGATGTTAAGCATCGTATTAAATTTGTAAGCGGTCACGCCGAGAGCGATAGTATCATAACCGACGGTTATTCCGGTAACGGCTGATACTAAATTGCGATCGACAAAATCGTTAACGCTATAGGGGTACCACATGCACGAGACGAGATATTGCATGGGGTCCGTGATCGCTTTTTTGAGGCCGTCCGCGAGATCGGAACCACCGTCGGCCCATTGCGTCGTTAAGTTAAACAGTTTATTCATTAACTGAATGAAAACTAAATAACTCATTGCGTAATAATCAACCGAGCCGAACGTTGTTCCCTTTCCAACGACACCAATCACAAAACACCCGTAACTTTGCGCGGCCGGCTGCAGCGGGTTCGCCCTCATATCGTAAATGGTGCCGATAGACGGATAGGCGGCCTTTATGGGATATTTCGTGTCCCGAATAAATCCGTCGTAATTCGCCGAGGCCCTCAAAACATAAAGCTGTTGCGTGAGTATATCCGGCCTAAAAGACGCGAGCGGATCGCTTACGAGATAGGCGACGCCGATCGTTCCGGTTAATACCCAATCGGTTATAAAATAATAACGTTCGAAATCAGGTATATATGCGTAATTAGTATGCGATAGAGAATTTAAACCGGTAATCGTCGATGATATTTCGAGTACGGGTTTCGCTATACTGCAGCCGTCTTTGAGTTTCGCCGTGACGGTAGGGCTCGCCGGTATCGACGGCCGGCCGGTCGAGTTTCGCCGCTTCTGAAAATTATATAAATAGACGTCCATGTTATACTCCTTATAAAGTGACGGCCCGGAAGGCCCGGACCGTCATATAGAAAGGAAATCGAACTCTCGATTTAGTCGAGACAAAGAACAACGGCCTTTTCGGTGTTATCCTGGCAAGCGGTAAAACGCCCGTGAATATAGGTATTCCAATAAAGGCCCTTCGGGTTATAAATCGGGGCCGGCATGCGGAGATCGCGCATCGCATAACCGAGGGCGTCCCGATCGTGAATAAGGCCGATAACCGTCGCGTTATTCACCGCGGTTCCGGTCTTCGGGCTGCCGGTCGTATCAGTATAAACAGGGGTAACGTTGATCGTTCCCGGGGTGTCGATACTCTGCCAATAATCGATTGCCTCGTACGTCGGGAGCCGCATCATATCCGCGTTATACAGATTTGAGAGAACCATAGAGTTAATATACTCCATGAACGGCCGGTAAATCGCCACGCGGAGATTATTCGCGTCGGTATGCCGGAGAATGTTCTTGCCGGTGATGTTCGTCTGGAATTTGTTCGAACGGGCTCGCATCTGGCCGACGATCGTGCGGATTCTCGCGTACATCCAACGGACAAACGCGACAAAGTTGTCGCCCTGCATGATATCCTGATTTGTCAGGCTCTGGCCACTGATTTGATTATACTCGGTAAGAAGATGCACAACGCGATCGCTGTCGTTTTCGTCGAGAAGGGCCGCAATAAAGTTGAGCTGCAGCAGGCGGGCCTTCGCCTCTTCGAAACTCTCGCGGTCGTTGCGCCTCTCGGTCACGAGCATCTGGAAAAACTGCGCCAGTTCGGCCGGCCCATGAAACGCAACGTCAAACTGATTTTCAAACGTGGTGAAGTGCTGCATATACGCGACGCTTCCCATAAAATGAGTCTCGAGAACGTCCTGTTTATGGATATCAAACGGGTCGACGGACTCGTGTTTACCGTCCGGGGGATTCTGGCTTGCATCATACGCGACCGGCCAAAGCCACGCGCTGTCGTCTTCCATCTCGTCGGCAACGGGAGCCAGTTTCCGAATGATATTCCCCCAACGCTCAGCGGGGATCGCGAGAGACGCGAGCGGCTGATCGTACGGCCTCTCGGCGAATATGGTCGGCTCCATTACTTGAGTCATCGCATTGAGTACGGGATCTTTACCGATAGCGAGCAACGTTGTTGCGGTCGATATAAACGTCGCAAGATTGGTCAGGTTTCCGATCGCGCTCTGACCGGTCGCCTGTCTAACTACAGAGTTTAGCAGGGTCGCGCCCTGCGTTACTTCCGGGGTGTTAGGCATTGTTTTTCCTCCTTTACATACCACACCATTTTGTCATGATTTCATTTGCTTCGTCGCGCGGGTCCTTGATGCCCCCGCCCGGCTGCCGTGCGTTCGCGAGATTAAACGACTGCAGGGCCTTCGTAAAATCTGCGACGGCTTTCTCGATACGTTCGGCCGCGTCCGGGGTAACGTCCGGCTTCGGGTCCTCTGCCGGTTTCGGATCCTCTGCCGGTTTCGGATCCTCGGCCGGTTTCGGGTCGCCTGCCGGTTTCGGGTCCTCGCTCTCTCTTTCGAAAGCGGCGATTTCTTCGGGCGTATAACCGGCTTGAATAAGACCGATATACTCCGATACTTTAAGCTTCACTCTTGTCAACTCCTTTCCTCATCAAGTAGAAATTCCCACGTTAACCGGTCCGTCACAGTATCGCCGTTTAAATAATGTTGAGTCCGGAATTCATAAAGCGCGTTATACGTGGCCATATCAAAACGACCGGATACGGGGAGAGGCGGCCGGCCACTTAACCGGAGATTAAGCAGGGCTTGCAAAACGCGCACATAAAAGCCCTCGGCCCCGATCTCGAGAATCGGGGGATCGGAAAAGAAATCAGTTCGCGACAATGGAAATCAGGTAATCAGCCGCTGCAAATGTGTAATCGGCTGCAGCCCCGGGCGCGGTCGTTGCAAAACCGTGAACAATAATATTCGTTCCTGATTTCGTGATACTGTCCGCGCTGATAATGTTGATAACGGCGAGTGACTTTTTGTGCATTGCAACAACGTTCATTTTTCATTGTCCTCTCTTTCGTTTATTTCTTCGGGCTTTTCATTGTCAGGCGAAGCCGGTTTTATTTTTTCGAAAATGCCCGAAAGATATTTCGCGATGTCGGGGTTTATCTGCCCGAGGTTTTCGATAATACTGCCGGATTCCATCACACAAAGATAAACGGCGATACCCCGCGCGACGGAAAGCGGCAACTTGACCCCGATAATCGGGAAAGTAAAATCAGCCATGAGCCCAAAACCAAACGCGAGCAGTTCAGCAACTTTATGAAAAAGCCCCTTTCTCATTGTCTCACTCGTATAGTTTCCGAGGGCCGCGGCCTTGATTAAACCGGTCGCGATATCTATCGCGATAAAACCGAGAATAACAATAGCGTCTTTCGCCTGCGGAAGAATAATCGGTAAAATCGTATTCATAGTAATCGCTCCGTTTGATATTTAAATAAGGCCCGAGTTATGACGCGGCAAACGTCACGCGCCCGGATTCCGTCCGGCTGCCTTTGCGCTTCGGGCCTTTATAACAGTATAATAAACTATTGTATAGCTTTTGTCAAGACAAGTTTGCAATAATAATCATTGAAAGAGATACGCCCGTCAACCCATGCCGTAAATACGAGGGCATAGTCTTTTTTAAATTTCTTTATCGAAAAAGGTTCAGAAATATACTCGGCTTTTGGAGTCCCGGTCCGGTATCTTGTCACATAGTATCTGGCCTCGGATTTATGCCGGTAAATATAAACGTCGTCAAATTTCGCTATTATCCGAAATTCGTCGATCGGCTCGGCCCTGACGTATAAATAGTTAGACATATCGAACGCGTTTCCGATTGCCATATCATTAAAAGCCTCGCTCTGGCTTGCCTTGTATAGTGCCGTTTTGCTTTTCTTCTGCGAAATCGGAGAATCGGAAAGTTTGAGGATCGCGACACCCCGATCTTTCAGATAGCACTCTTCCTGCTTTCCCCTGACCATTTTATCGATATAATTCGTGAGCCCGAAAGCCTCAAAAACCGGAGAGGATAATTTATTTGCGTTTGAGAGGAAAACCATTTTTAATGGAGCCTCGCCCTCAAGTTCCCGGTTTCGGTTTATTGTTTCGTAGAACTGCAACACGGCCTCGCCCTCGGCCCGGATCGGGCGCGCGGTTTTTTCCGGGATAAACTCGTCGTAAATACAAACTTTAATGTCGCGCCCCGAAAATCCTCGAATACTCGATACCGTTGCAAGGGCTGCGGTATAACCAATCGGGGGACCGGCCGGGACGATATCGCCTTTCTCGTTGCGTTCAGTTTTCCAAATTCCTTTAACGTTCTTAACGTTCGGGATCGGTCCTGATATGAGCGGGTCGAGGTTATAGAAATCCGTTACCGGGGTAAACGGTGAAAAGGCCGTATTTCCCACAAGATCCGCCTCGGTTTGCAAACGCCGTAGATATATAAACTTGTCGCCCGTCCTTTCGTGGTAATCATAGCAGTATTTGCACGCGCCGAAAGTTTTTCCGGTCCCTCGCCCTTGAACGACAAATATAAACGTATACGGCAAATCAATAATTTTCACCATATCAGTATAGCCGCTCGAAAGATAGTATTTTGATTTCATCGGTTCACTTCCTTCATAATAAAATAGCCCGGGAGCACTCCCGGGCCGACCGAAAGGCGGTCTTCCTTTTGTTAATCGTCATAGAACAATGCAATAACAACGGCGCACATAACTACAGCCACGCCAAAAACGAAACCGAGTAGAAAGAAATTGATTTCCATTAGTCGCAATCAAGGACGCAATACACGAAACGACGTCCGCTTTTGCTTTCGCCGGACTCGAACCGGATCGAATACGGGTCGTCTCCCATGAGGTCCGCAATCTCAAGAAAGGCTTTCTGCAGCGTCTGGCTCTGCGCGGTAATGACTTCGCCACCGGAAAGGATCGTCAGCAGCGTAACCGGGTTCCCTTTGCTGTCTTCTTTCTCGTACACGAGATAGGCGTCGACCGGGTACGAGCGATCAAGCTCCTCGTCGCTCATTTTCGCCACGCCTTTACTGTCGCCCATCGTGAGACGGTAAAGCATTTTCTTATCTTCTTCGAGATTTGCAATGTTTGTTCTGATAAGCTTCATTTTGTTGATTTCCTTTCTAAAATCAAGAATCTATTTCCTCGTCTTCCGAGGATAATTTATTATACAAAATCTTCGCCATTCTGTCAATATCAATATACGATAATTCTAATATTCTTTTGTATTCTTCGAGGGTTCCGACGGTATACGGGACCGAGTAAAGATAGACGTTCGAGGTTATATCTATTTCACGGCCGTCAACGGTATAATGCGAGATCTCCGGCTTTCCGTTGTACTTTGCGGCAATGCTGCCGGCCTCGACAAATATAAACCCGTCTTCGAGAGCATCGACACCCTTCGTTTGCTTTGCAAGCTCGGCCGCGCCTTTCTTCTTGTTGACTCCCGCAATCGTAACATGTATTTCCCGGTCTCCGGCCTTGTTATATTCTTCGTAGGCGTATTTCTTAGGTCCGCACGTTTTAAAAACCGGGTACGTCGTTTCACGTTCATATACTCCCATATAATGAACGACGCCTTTCGGATCCCTGGCAAATGCGCCGTTTCGTATGCTGTCAGCTTTTCGGGCCTTGTTGTATTCCTCAAAAGCTGCTGCAGCATGCCCGATAAATTTAACCGAGTCGGTATCTGCGTACACGAAATCAGAGAATTTATTTCCGGGCTTGTTTCGGTTCCGGTATACTATTAAAATTCCGTCCATGAGTCGCCGTCTCGCAAGCGCGGTTGTATAAATTCCCCACTCGAACGGGAGCCAATAGCGCGCGTACGCTGCGGCAAATAAAGATTCCTCCGGGGTCGTTTCGTCATAATGAAAATCGTTGTCCTCGGAAAGAAAATCAATATTTTCTTTTATCGCGCGAGTGGCTGTCATGCCGTATATGCTGTTAATACGATTTTTTGCTTTTGCATATAGATATTCGTTAAACTCGGTTTCTTCTTCGGTCGCGCCTTTTAGCCCCTTCAGTTCCGTTTTCTGTACGTAAAACTTAATAACGAAATCTCGAAAACATTTCGGCAGATAATCTTTCGAGGCTTTAAACCATGTAATGATTTTTGCATCGTCCCAATCGTAAACGTCTTTTATAATGGTATAATCAACATCACAACAAATAGTTGCGTAAAGGCTCGCGCTGATCACTCGGCCGGTGAAAATAACGGCATCCGCGGAAAGTTCCGTTGACTTGTCCTTTGTCAAGTACGGATCCCCGAAATATCGATCCTTTAATCGCAAGTTGGTAAATTGAATTTCCATTATTATAGCACGTTCCCGCTTGTAAATCAGTTTTTCAAGATAGGGAATATCGATCGGCTGTAGGATCTCGACAAACGGGGTCGAGGGATAGAGACAATTTACAAGCACGTCAGGATAACTGCTTGATCGATCGTACGATGTCACGTTATGCAATAGTTCGTTGCAATACCACCGATTCGCCGTTGTGTCTCCCCCTCGAAAGCATTTCTGCATATACTCATAGAGCCGGGGAGACGGAAAATATTTTTTCGCAAAGTAATAACCGAGATTTTCCCGGATAACCTCTTTACACTCCCGGCGAACGTAGCCCGTCGAGGTATACGGAATTGTTTTCAGGTCGTCGCCCTCACTTGTCATTTGCATTTGTACGGCCTCAACTAATCCGAGTACATCGTTTTGACAATACCGCAATTCCTCGATTGTTAACGGGGACCAATAGAAACGCTTCAGCCCGTAATCGTAATCGTCGAGTTTCTCGTGTTTCACGTGAAATTTTTTCGTAAAGGCTTTTAATGTCATATTCGAAAGAAGATATGAACAACGAAACTCGAAGCGGCCGTCGTACATTGTACAACGTAACACTTTACGACGTCGAACGGCAAACACTTCCTCTTTTTTGAATTCGTATATGCCGGCTAAAAACGCAAATTCGAACGACAAATTATGCACGTATATCACGACACAACGATCATCGTATTTTGATAGCATCCGGCCAATCTTGAAAAGGACGTCTTTAAATTCTTGCCACGTTCGGCCAAAAACCGTTAACTCGTTCCCGATCTGAAATTGCCATATATACATCACGCTCTGCTCGATATCGTCGAGGTTCGTTGTCTCAATATCGAAAGCGCACACGCAATCTATGATATCGGGCTTTTTCCCATTTTTCGATTTTTTCCGTTTGATAACGGGATAGTTTAACAGGATATCGGGCCGGAATTCTGCGGCAGTACAATAATTTTCTAATGGTAAAGGCAGATAAACCATTTCCACGCCTCATCTTCTTTTCTTCTTCCATTTCTCAAACGCACGTTTTACACTATCCCGCGCGCGTTTTGTTTCCGGGTCGAGTTCAGGATTGTTACGGCCGGCCGCGTCCTTTCCGAGTTTATCCCTCTCATTGTAAAGGTCCCGGATTTTTCCGCGCGTGCTTTCTCTCATTGCTGAATAATAGTCCGCGAGGTCGTCGCTGTCGATATATAGGGCTTTCGCCCCGCCTGGCTGTTCTTGGGAGTATATTTCCCGCATAACTCCCATGAATTTACCAAAATCAGCAACGTTCTGTTTATTCACGAAATCAATTCCGCGCGCGTTCAAACGGGCAACGGCTTTCTCATTACGTTTCTCGCGGCCCTCTGCGGTACTGTTCGGTGATAACAAAAATCGGCTGATATTGGCATATTCGGCCGCGAGGTCGCGTTTGTCCTTTATATCCGCAAGTTTTGCGAACGGTTCCCGATCCGTCATATAACCGGCCGCCTGCGCGCGCTTCAAACGTTTTTGTGCAATATCTCGAAGTGTCGTATAATTCGCCCGAACCGTGTTTTGTCCTTTCTGGTTTATTTCGGCCATTACGCCCTCGGTCCGGGAAACTGCCAACAACTCCAAATTCGAGAAGAGCGGTTTTACTTTCGCCATGCGTCGAGCTCCTTTCTATTGTACAAATAATAGGTCGTCACTTTGACGCTCGAATACTGTTTTCCCTCTACTACCGCAATACCGGCTCCCCACTGGCCGGAGATCGGCAGCAGAACAAAGGCGTCGGGATGCACATAGCCGCAACGGGTCGAACGTCGGACCATCTTTACAATCGATTGTCTTTTGTTGCCGACGACGCGGGTCAAAAACAGGTCGAGGAGTTCCGGCAGATCGCCATTTGAGCGAAAGCAATAATACTCGTATTTTGTGGCCTCGATGCGTCGGGCCGTGATCGATGATCTCCACGGGCGCCGGCTCATGGGCTCGATCTGGTCCGGGTGGTTCATTACAAAATCAAAAACCCGGTAAAAATTAAGATAATTATCTTTCGTTGCTAGATTTACTGACATCTTTGCTTTGCTTCCTTTCGAATTTCAATTTTAAGTTTTTCCCTCTCGGCAATAGGAATATCGTACCATTCGGCCCCGTATCGCTCGTCTATGATCGCGTAACATTCAGCTCGTTCACGGTCGTACTGTCTCATATTCGAGCGCGTAATGTCCTCGTTCGGGCTAAAAATCCACGAAGGCCAAAAGCCCCGGTAACAGTCGATATTCCTTTTTTTCTTGTCAGGCATATACAGCCCCCCCTTTCGAGAAATAGTATAGCACACGACGCGCCAAAAAACAACTAACTTTATTAGAAAAATTCTAAAAAACTGTTGCAATTTCTAATAAAGTATGATATTATATAGATGCTGAAAGATGCCTGGCAGCCAGTCAGAACAAATTGAAAATAGAAAGGAAAACGAAAAATGAAGCACTTCATAATTTGCAACATCTACAGACTCGACGAAAACGGAGAAAGATTACGCGGTGGCACTCTCGATTATACGGTGTTAAATATCGCTATAGACAACGAAACGGGCGATTACATCATAACAAGTTGGGATATGTACGCAAAAAGCAAAAAAATATACCGTCTCCCGTTTAAAAATATGATATCGAAATTAGCGCGATAAATATTTGAAAGGAAGTGGATAAAATGACAATTAGGGATTTCTTCGGAGGCTTTAGCCTCAACATGGCAAACATCACAATATGCGATTCGAACTATGATCTCCTCATGTGCGGGACGGTACATTTTACAGAAGATGACTACAAATTTCAGGAATTTGATACACTCGCGGATCGCCTAATCAAATCATGGTTTGTTAATCTCCGAGGTGAAATATTCATCATAGTTTATTAAGAGGTTATACCATGATTAAAATTGAAAATAGCTCGCTGTATGGTACATTCGGAGATTTACAATATCTAAACGATCTGATTGAAGGTTTTGAACATCTTTATTGCGAGTGCCTCGGTGCAGGAGAAGAAGAGGAAGCACTGGCAGTTAAGAATAAACTTGATGAATTATATGAAAAACGATACGCGGACGCGGCCCGGGAGTGATCCCGGGTATTATTTTGCCAGAGATAAACAACTAAAGTTGACTCAGATTGTATAATAAATATCAGATGAAATATTTTTTAAAAACATTGTTCAAAAGTGATGAGAAATAGCCAAAACATGTGATTTTCCGAACCTTTGGGGAATCACACTTTAGCGATTTAAAGTACTACATTACCCTTGT